CCCCGGGCCCGGAAGCTCTCGTCAGTCTCCGTATCGCTGCCTTCTCGGAAAATCCAATTCTGCCGGTTGGTGATTGCGTCGATTCCATCCAAGAAAATGAGGCTCCGGGTGATCTGTCCCTGGGGAACATTGTACCGGGAACCCTCCAGCTCCGCCTCCACCAGGATATCCGTAGAGAGTACGCCACGCTGGAGCACTGTGTCCTCCATGGCGAAAAAGCGGAGCTCGTCGCCGTTGACGTCTTTTTCCGTTTTGAACACATGGCCCTTGGCGACGCGGACGGCCTCGCCTTTCGCGTCCGTCCGGGAGATGGTGACATAGCCCTGGGTCTTTTGGGCCTGTTTTCGCTTTTTGGAGAAGTCCACCGCCTTGATGTCCAGCCACGCGCCGTTGGCGTGGGAAAGGAACATATTATTCAGCACGGTCCGCAGAAGCTCCACAAACTCAATTCTCACCCGGAGGACAATCATGAGCATGGTGTGGAAGACTCCGCCCGAGTGAAAATTCGTGATTGTAAAGCCCTCGTCCTTCAGCTCTTGAATCGTGCTGTCTCGCAGCTCGTCCAGGTCGGGAATCGGCAGGACGGCGTCTAAAATTTTAGGGTCAATCATGCTGCTATCACCTCCACGCTGACCGGATTAATGATAACGGTGAGGTTCCGGTCCGTGTCCTCTTCCGCAAAGCGGAACCCACAGCGGAGCCGGAAAGTGTCCTCCATATAATCAATTTGAACGCTGACGCTTCCGGGAAGGATTACCTCCCGCTTTTCCAGCTTGCCTTTGACCCGCTGCACGATTTCCAGGCGGACCAGTTCACTGTCCTCCGATTGCAGGAAGTCATAGAGCCCCCAACCGAATTCCTCGTCATAGAATAGGTCGCCGGGCTGTGTCAGCGCCTCCAGAGTGATGTTTTGATACAGGCAGTCCAGATCGGAGCACAGCGGCGCGTCCCCGTCTGCGGCCTGGGTGAGCTGCCAGTCTGTGTTGAGCCGGATATCGGTATCGTTCAGGCCGGTCACAACTCCACCTCCCCAATCAGAACCGGGACCAGTTCTCCGTAAAGAAGCGCGACGGACACAATGGCCCCCTCCCGAAATTGCTTCCTGGATTTGATTTCAGGAAGCGCGGGGAACGCCTCGTCCGGATTGCCGAAGCGGTCCAGAATGGTGAGCTTGTACTCATACCAGGAAGCCTCCATATGTCCCTGACAGCTCTTGCCCTCATCGTCGTTGTAGAAGGTGAGGTTTTCGATCTCGTAAGAGTCAAGCTCCCGCGCCGAGTCGATTTTAGCCAGGGCAACAGCAGGGAGCCTCACATGGGGATAATCCGTGGCAAGAGTCTTTTTTATGACGGCCTTAACCATCTCCGCCAGCATGGGTGCGCCTCCTCTCCGGATTAGAAATAAATATAGGTCCTGATGAAGCCGGAATCGTTGGTCGTGGAGATAACCTTCAAGACCTCCTGTTCCCCGCTGATTTGGGGATGGATGACATTGATTTTATGGGAGTGCCGGACAAAGGGCACGGAAACGGTCTCCAGCTCCCACACGCCGCCCCTGCGGCCCAGGCTGATGATGTTGACGCCATACTCAAAGGTATAGACCGTGCTCTGCTCCGGCTTTTCTCCCCAATAGAAGGTCCCTCCAGAAAAGAAGAAGGGGAGCTTGAGGCCCCAGGCGGCGTTGACCGTGTGAATTGCCTGGACGACGTTTTGCTTTCGGATGGGCAGTATTTTGCGGACCGGATAGCTGACGGAAGAGAGTTTCTTTTGGGAGACGCCCGCTTGGGAAAGGAAGAAGGAAATCATCTCCTGCGGCGTGGTATTGAGGAAAGTGCCGTCCACCACGGTTTCTTCCAGAAGCAGAGCCTCGTCTTTCAAGTCAACCTCATTCACATAGGTTCCGCCGTCGTATTCGCGGCTTACATAGCCGGAGAACACCTTGTCCAGCGCTCCATCGTAGCCCATGGAAATTGCCGCCGGGTCTTTCCTGGAGAGGCTGATTTTGGGGCGGTATTCTCCGGTAAACCTGATTTTTGCCCAGTCGAAATAAGATTCCTTGGCGGAATAAATCTCGATCTCTATGCCATGTTCAAAGGTATAGCTCCCAGCCTGGGCCGCAATCAGCGGGTAATAAAGCTCCGCCGTTTCCATAGCGTCCTCCTTCTTACTTAATAAGGCAGCGCGGCAATCTTCCCCAGCGCGGCGTCTGCCTTGGCGTTGTCGACCGCAGGGGACTTGTTCCGCTTGGACTCCATCCGCTTCCGCTTCTTGAGATCGGCTGCGGATGCCGAGCCCCGGTCCGAGCTTAGATATTCCTGGTATTCGCCGCCGAGCCCGCTGGAGACCTCCGAGGCCTTTGCGCCGCTGGCGGAGGAGCTTTGGGCATTGCCGGAGCCTTGGACGCCGCCGGAACTCTTTGCGGCGGTGATGGTTTGCGGAATGTACTCCCAAAGCTCCAGGCTGGCGACGAGCTGGGATTTCTTATTCTCCCCCTTGTGCGTGAGCCTTTTGAAGATGACCTTCTCCACGCCGTGGGCGGCGGCGTCCTCGCAGACAATGGGGATGGGCTGCGGAACGCTCTGCCCCGGCTTTCGGAAGATCTCGCGCAGAACGGCATACCGTTCATATTTCGTCTGGCTCTCGGTATCGTCGATAACAAGCTCAATATTGACTTTGGCGTCTTCATAGCCGGCAGCCTGTTTAGGCTTTGTCGCGCTGCCCTCAACCTCCTGCTCATCTACCTTTGCGGTCTCTGTGACTTCTATGCTTTTGATAAGGCCGGGGAGGACGACCCCATTCAACTTGACACGCTCGTCCTCAATGAAAATCATGGCCGTCCTCCTTCCTTACACTGTGCTGGGTATCATCTCCGGATCGGCGTCACCGTTTCCATTGCTGTAATCTTCGATTTCCCTCAGCACGGAAAGCAGCATCTGCAGATCTTTAATCTTCTTCAGGTCAGCTTGCATGATGAGTTTCTGGATAATGACCTGCCGGTTTCCGTTCCCGGACTCACTTCTTTCGTCGCTGTTATCTTCCCGGCTGCCGGAATTGCCAAAATCGACTTTCTTGACCGGCTCATGTTCCAGGGCGGCATTGGCTCTTTGGAGTCCCTGCTCCATCGCGGCGGCGGGCGCGTTCTGCGCCAAAACCAGCCCGTGGGCATATGTGGTCATCGTCCGCTGGCCCGAAAGGGTCAGGGTAGAGAGCGGGCCCTCCTTTGCGTCCGAGAACGGGAGAAGGTTGCGTATCTTCTGCAGCCCGCCTCTGACCGCATCTACCGCGCCGGAGAAAGCCGAGCGGATACCGTTGGCGAAGGTGCTGACGATTTTCTTACCGGAGTCGAAGAACCAGGTCACAGCGCCTGTTACCGTGTTCTTAATGCCATTCAAGCCGTTTGAAAAAGCCGCCTGGGCCTCTAACAACTTCTCTCTTGCGCTCCGGGGAAAGCCACCCATGGCCACAGTAAATTTGTCCTTAATTGAGGTCAGCTTTCCTCCGGTGAGGCTGTCCAGAAAGTTAAAACCAGCGCCGAAGACGCCCTTGACCCCCTCCACTGTGGCCGCCGCCGCGCCTTGAATGCCTCCGCCATGTTCTTCGTAGACAGCCCTCAAGCTGCTCAGCTTCCCGCCTGTCAGATTGTCCAGAAGGTTAAATCCAGCACCGAAGATGCCGGTTACGCTCTCCATGGTTACGGCGGCAATTCCGCGAATACCGCCTCCGTGCTCCTCGTAGGTGCGCTTCATGTTATTCAGCTTTTCCCGTGCGGCGGCGTTTGCCGACTCCAGGCCGCTGCCAATCAAGCTGCCGATTGCGCCGAGGATATTTCCTGCCAATTCCAGGCCAGCCCGGAGGCTGTTGCCGAAGAAGCTCAAAATAGCACCAACGCCGTCCCGGAACCACTCACACTTGTTGTAGAGCAGTACCAAGGCCGCAATGAGGGCCACGATGCCAAGGACCACCCAGGTGACGGGGTTCGCCAGCAAAGCGGCTGTGAAGCTCCAGACGGAGCCGGTCAGCGGGCCAAGGGCCCCTTTTACCAAGAAGAAGCCGCTCCTCAGCATTTTAAATGTGGATACGGTTTTCGTAACCGCAAGCCCAACGCCGGAGACAACTGTAATCACTGCACCGCCTATTGCAAGGAAACCGCCGACCGCCAGCACGGTGAGCATGATGACCCGTACCAGCTCCTGGTTTCCCTCTATCCAGGCGGCAGCCTTGGTAAGTACCTGTTCCCCTTTCCCCATAAGGTCGTTGACCGTGGGGAGGAGGCTGCTGCCTATAGATTCCGCTACATTATGGATACGCTGCTGCAGTCGGGCAAAGCGTTCCGGGTCGGTCTCTTGAATAGCAGATGCCATATCCTGGGCGACTCCGGTACCTTGCCCCATCGCATCGTAAAGATTAAGGATGTTGTCCTGCAAATCCCCGGTCTTGGAGTAGAGCAAGTCGATGAGGGCAACGGCTTCCGTGTCCCCGAAAGCCTTTTGCAGCTCCATCTTCTCAGCGGCGTCCATGGTCTCGCCGAACTTGCCCCGGAGCTGGCCGAGGATTTCCGGCATAGACAGGAGCTGATTATTGGCGTCAAGGAAGGAGAGGCCCAATGCCTCGCCGCCCTTCGCCGCCGAGCGGAGGAAGGCTTTGTACTTTGTACCGGCTTCCGCCCCTCCCATGGTGGCTTGCAGCATACCGAGAATCGCCAGCTGTTCCTCCAGCGGAACATTTGCCGTGGTGGCCGACGCGCCCAAGCTCTGAATGCCCTGGGCCATGCCGGAGCCGGAGGTCTTGAATGCCCGGACGCTCTCCGCGATTCCAGCCGAGAACATTTCTCCGAACTGGATGTCGGTGAGGTCGTCATAGTAGCCCTTATAGATGCCGTAGCCGGAGGCGAACAGGGAGGTCATTTCCGCCGCCGTAGCCTTGGTGGCCTTGGCGGTGAGGGCCGCAAGGCCCGTGAACTCGGCGACGCCTTCATCCGACAGGGTGGAGATGCCGCTCTTGATGTCATAGGCCGCGCTGATGAAGTCGGCCTTTGTTGTCCCGGACCATTGGTCGGAGAACTTCCGCGCCGCGCCCTCCAGTGCGTCCAGGTCCTTCACGCCCAGGGAGGACAGTTCGCCCAGCGCCCGCTGGGTCTCAAAGGTGGCCTCTACCGGCGCGAGCACCGCGCCGGTGATCTGGGAGCCCGCCTCCTGCATCACCGCCCCTGCCTTTGCGAAATTGCCGAAGGTCTGGCTTAGCGCGTCCAGCCTGGACACGTCCGCACCTACCTTGGAGGCGACGCCAGCCATGGGGCCGGAAAGGCGGTCCACCAGGTTCATGACCAGGGACAGCTTAAAAATAGATTCCAGGCTCACGCCCTTCCCACCTCCTTCATGGCGAGAATACTTCGCTGATTGCTCTGGCGAGAATGTTCTTTTCCATCTCCTGGACGACCCGGGCCTTTGCCACATAGTCCAGAAACTCGCCGATGTCGCGAACCTCTTCCGGGTCAAAATCCTCTAAGAGAGGCGGGGGGAGGAAGCGATAGATTTCCAGGAGCCCGGTTTCTATCGCGTTCCCCCGTATCCCCGCGACCCGCTCTCTTAGAGCTTCTTCAAATTTACCGCGCTGGTCAGGCCCAGGATGTCCGTGAGCTTGGTGCCGATCGCGACGGCGATGCCGGGATACAGCTCCACATCGGCAGCCAGCCGCTCCGCGTCCTCATCCACCACAGCGTCCAGCATGAAGCGCTTGCTGGCCTTGGAGGCCCCGATCTGCGAAACCGTCTTGACATAGCGGTCATAGCTGGCGACGCTGGGGCGCTTGAAGCGATAGCGCAGCTCCATTTCCGTTTCGTCGTCCTCGAAGACGGTCATGCCTAGCCGGTAAACCTTTCCATACTTCTCCCGGAGGGTCTCATCGCTGTCCGCCTTGGGAGCGGTGGGAGCGGGGTTGCTTCTCAGTTCTTCCATGGTTTGTCCTCCAATTTCTCATTTTCGTTGTCTGCCCGGTCAAATTAAACCGGCTCTACGCCGTCCGTTACAATGCCTCCAACAATCATCATGTCGATGTCCACCTTCAGGCTCTTGTCTCCCTGGGCGGCTTTGTGGGCGCGTTTGACAAGCTTGACCGTTTTCAGCTCATCCATATGGGTCTTCTCCCCCTCGTTTGCGTAGGAGACGACGATGGAGGGAATTGTCAGCTCATAGAAGGGCGTACCCTGGGACCTGCACCAGTCCAGAAACTCCTCATAATCATCCCGGAGCAGGGAGAGCTTCCCGGACGCCTTATAGTTGCCGGTGCCGTAGCCCCTGGGGCGGTGTCCGTAACCATAGGACTCCTCCATGTCCTGCTCGTCGTCATAGCTGACTTCCTGCGCGACGAGATCCAGGCCGGGGAGCTTGACGTCCACGTCGCCCCAATCGTAGTTTTTGCCGTTTACTTTGAGGCTCATAGCCTATTCTCCTTCCATCAAATACTGACAGGGGCGCGGCCCAGATCGACCGCGATCTCCCGGATATAGCCCCGGGAGAGATACCGGATTTTCACCCGCATCGTCTCATCCTCCGGGAAGGTCTCCTCGTGGCCGTCCAGGACGATGATCTCATAGGAGCCGATCTCCTTGCCGCTCACCATGCGGTCCAGAGGCGCGGCGATGAACTTTGCCCGGGTCTCCAGCTCGCCCTGGATGTTGGTGAGGTCAATGTCGTCGTTCTTGAACAGCAGGGCTTTTTTTCGGACCTCACGGATGATCTTATTGCGAACCCGGACGTCCTCCGCGTAACGGTAATCGCTCCCGTCCGGGCTCATCATTTTCGTGTGGTAGATGTAGAAGCCATCTAGGCCGTCATATTTTCGGAAAGTAAGATACCCGGCGACGTCCAAAAGCTCAATCACCGTATTGTCATAGCCAGCCGGGAGCAGCTCCTCCAGCTGCTTCTCCGGGAAGCCATAGCCCAGCTCGGGCCGGGTTTTGCCGACGGATTCCTGGACGGGAGCCTTGGCGTAGCGGCCCGATACCAGCCCGGCGAGGTTGACGGTCTGCGTGGTCCCGTCCAGCCGGGCCAGCCGCCCCCAGGCCGCGCAGACCTGGATATCCGTGTTTTTGATTTTCTTCCGGTCCGCCTCCATCTGAAAGGCCCATTCGTGCAGATCGCCGTCCTCCTCGGGGAGCGCGGCCTCCAGCAGGAGGAAGGCGGGCTTTTGGCAGCTGCCCGCCAGCTCCTTCTGGGCCTCGCTAACAGCTTGCCAAAGAGGCGGGGTACTGCCGCCGACGATATGGACAAACTCAAACTCCTGGGAAAACTCCTTCAGTTTACCCATTGCGGACAAGACATCGCCGTTGGTCATGGACGGGGCCGTGGAGCCGAAGCGGAATGTGTCACCCACCAGGAAGGAGCTGGCCTGTTCCTCCGCATCCGCCGCTTCAGCGAAGTGAAGGGTCAGTCCCGTGCCCTCCAAGGCATGGGAACCGGTGGCGGGAACGGTAACTTCATCGGAAAAGCTGTAGCCCCCATTGACGGAAGCCTTGAAGGCCGCTGTGTTCAGCCCGCCCTGGGCGGTGATCTGGATGACCACCTGGAAGGCGTTGGTGGGCGAGCCGTCCACAGTCAGGCTGCCGCCGCCCTTTCCCTCCTTTGCCACAGAGGTCAGAGTGCCCGCCGTAGCTGCGGCAACAGGAAAGCAGAAGATGCGGCCCGCGCCGCCCTGCACGGCGTCCATGGCGGCGTCCGCCAGCGGGGACAGGCCCAGCCGCTCCCGAATTTTCCCCGCGTCCATGTCTCCAGTGATAATGACCGGCGCGTTGGAAACGATGGGGGAAGCCCCGATCTTGACACTCAGGCCGTCGCCCGCAGCAGCCGCAAAGCCCAGCAGCCCGTCGGATACGGTTGTTTTGACATCTCTAAGCATCGCTTCTCACACTCGCTTTCTCCGGGGCCCGTCCATGGGCGCTCCGGTAAAATCGGAAACGGCCCGGAGAAACGCCTCCTCGGTCACAGCCTTGCCGGGCCTCCAATTGTTTGCGGCGCACATGCCAGCAAATACGGACCACGGGGTCTTATGCTTCTCCCGGAGCGCATTAATTTCCAGCAGCTGCTCCGGCTGGCGAATTTCTCCTGCGGCGCTCTCCGGCCTTGTGGTTTTATTTGCCATCTGTATCTCCTTCCTTTTTTTCAATCCCGGCTACCTCCACGCGGCGCAGCCGCCCAAAGCCTGTGTCGCTATAGACGCCGCCGTGGAAGACGACGGTCAACTGGACGGCAACCTGGGCTTTCAGCAGACGGTCCTCCGTATCGAACCAGACCGCCCCTTCCGGCTCTATGGGAACAAAGCTGCCGTCCACATAGATGCCGTCGTCAAGGCTGCTTAGGAACGCCTCCAGAATCCCCTCTACCTCTTCGTCGGTGTAGCCGCCGATTGTGACGGCATAGCCCAGGTCCCGGTCGAAAACCCTGCGCCGTTTGTACTTCGCTCCCTCTTCACATCTAAAATACTTTTTGGAGCCGTTTCGGGTGTAGGCTTCCCGGTCAAACAGAACCGCGCCGATATGGGATTCCTGGCTTTTGTCAAAGCTCTTCTGCGTGGTGTAGATATTGGTTTTGACGCCCGCAGCCTTGAGCTTGGCGACAAGATACCGTTTGCTGTCCGTATAGAGCATAGTCAATCGTCCCTTCCAACAAAGTCCTCCACCGTCTCCTGCAGCTCCCGCATATCCTCCTCAGACAGGCCCAGGAAGGGGCGGGCGGGGATGGTGACGCGGACCTGTTTCTTGGATACCCAGCGGCCTCCCACCTGGAAGCGCAGGGCCTTCTTCTTCCGGGCCCGGATTGTACGGCCCGGATCTCCGAATTGGTGGGTGGCGGCGTGCTTGACGTTGGTACCTACGGCAAAGCCGGTGGCGTCGGACTTGGCGTGGATGGAGTTGCGGAGCTGGGCGGTTTTGACCAAGGTCCTGCCGCCCTCCAGGAGCGCCCGCTGGGAGGGGGCCCATCTCCGGCCATCCGGGGCCCTGCCCTGCCGGAAGCGCTCCAGCGTAGATTCCCGGACAGCCTCCGCCAGGGCGGCGCTGAGGCCGCTCTTGTCAATCTCCGCAATGCTCTGCATTTTTCGGAGCAGGGCTTCAGCATCGCCCTCCAGGCGGATGTCGTACATAGGTCACATGCCTCTCATCTGGTCCCGGCTGAATAGCCGGGGGTTTGACTTGACGGTAAAGCCGATCGCGGCGGCGCTGGCGGGGTCTCCGTCAGCATCGGCTCCAATAGAGACTTTGCCCTCCGCCACCAGGGTGAGGAACTTGACCGCCGCGTTGTAGCGATTGAGATAGGTCTTCTGGTCTGTCCCCTCGTCGATGCCGATGCGGGAGAACAGGTTATAGACCGCGATATCTTTAGAAAATTTATTGATGACCTTGGGGACAGGGGCGAGGGGGACGGCGTACCTCTTGGCGAGGTAGCCGTCGATCTCGCCGTCTGCGTCGGCGATCGCCGCGTCGATGATGGGGGCGACCAGCTCCTCCCGCTTTGCGGGCTCCTCAATAAAGGTGTCCCCTATGATCGCATTGAGGGCGTCGTCCTTAATCATCTCCCGGACTTCCGCCCTGGTGCTGTAGCTCATGCCGCCCCCCTGCGTCAGTTGGCCGCTCCGGTACCATCGGAGCCGAAGGCCATCTGCCAGAAGCCGAAGCCCGCGTTGCCCCGGCTTTCTACTCCATAGAGGAACTGCTTCTTCATGAAGACATTGGGGTCCGTTTCAGAGAACAGGGAGACAAGCTTCGCCTTCTTGCGCTGCTGGTAGATGAGGGGCTTCACGGGCCGCGAAGTGCAAAGCAAGAACCAGCTGGAGTCATGCCCGGCCAGCCGGGGGGCCACCAGCAGCTTCGCCGTGCCCTGCATGGTATTCCGGGTCCCGTTTACGAAGTCGGCGACCAGGATATCCCGGGCGTCCTTCTCCAGCGCGGGCGGAACGACCAGCTTGTCCGGAACGAGGGCCAGGGGACGGCCCTTGCTGTTGGTGAGGGACATCATTCTGGTGCGGGCCTTAATATAGGCGTCCAAGCTCAGCTTGTCGTGGCTCATGTTGGAGACGGCCTTACCGTTGATCTCGTGGGCGTTGGAGAAAAAGGGCTTGCTGTCGAAACACTTTTCCGCAAAGCCGTTGGCCAGCAGATCAAAGACCAGTTCATCCGGATGCGCCGCAGCCGACTGCGACAAATCTTGAATGCGCGCATTATAGATGCCCAGCCGGTCATCCTCCACATCGTCGCGATTAACGCCTTCCGTCAGCTCGAAAGACTTGTTCTTGATCGTGTAGCCGCTGGCGGTGAGGTTTTGGATCTCCCGGTCGCCGACCCACTCCCGCATGCTGGGGATGTCCCCCAGCCAGGCGTATGTTTCCGTATCGGTGGTGGAGGGGACAACGGAGGCGATCTCCGTATAGAGCGGCTGCGCCTCCGCCAGCGCTTTGTTGAAAACGGTGTTGAAGCCAACATAGATGCCCCTCAGGGTTTGGGGATTGATAACCATAGCATTTTATCCTCCTTCTGTTTATTAGCTGCCGCTGCCGGTGCTGGCGGCGGGTGCGGTCAGGCCGGTGCCAATCTCCACGGCAACACCGTTTTCGTCTACCCGGACCACCAGCCCGGCCACCGAGGCTCCGGCACCCAGCGCGGTCACGGTCTGGTCGTCCTGGATATAGCAGGGCTTCAGGACATGGGCCGCCGTCACCTTGTTCGCAGCGGTACTGGTATTGGAATAGATGAACACGCCCCGTGTGACCCGGATGACCAGGTCGCCGTCGCCGCCCGCGTTCTCCACGGTCTCCTCGGCCCGGCCCGCCGACGTCAGGCCCACAGCCTTCTTCCCAGGGACAGCAAAGCCGTCCGCGTCCAGCGTGACCAGGGCTCCCTGGTAGATGGTGGTCTTGGCCTTTACCGGCAGCACCAGCTGCCGCCCACCGTTCATGACCTCGGCGGTATCTCTCACGTTAGTCAAAGCTCCCATAGTGACTTACTCCTCCTTCCCATACTTCTCCAGGTCCTCCCGGCTGACGCCCAGCTGCTTACACACCAACGAGGTCATCTCGTCCGGTGCGCCGGACTTGAGGGCCAGGGGGCTCTCGGGGATAAACTCACCCATGGGGACCACCTGAGGAGCCTTCTCCACGAAGGCGGAGAAGCCCTTGGGGTCCGACAGGGCATAGCTCTGGGCCCACTCCTTCTGCGCCGCAGAGATCTTCCCGGCTTTCAGCGCCAGGGTGACGGCCTCGTCCGCATCCCGCCTGGCGTTCTGCTCCTTCAGAGTCTTCAGCTCCGCCAGCACGTTCACGCCGTCAATGGTGCCTCCTTTGAGCTCCATGATCTTTGCCGTCACGTCCTCTGCGGGAGCCCCGGCCTTTAGGCCCAGTAGCTCGCAGACCGCTTTGTTGGCAACGGTGGCCTCGCCGCCGGACTGCTCCTTCAGGCTCCGGTTTTCCGCAGCCATCGCCTTCAGCGCCTCCATGATCTGCTCCTCTGTGGCATCCGGGCCCAGGCCCAGGAGCTGGGCCAGCTTCTGCAAATCCATGTTCTCTTGTCCTCCTTCAAAATTATCCGAATTGACAATCGGGGTCATGTGTTCGATCGCGGGGGTATTGGTCAGGGCTAGGGAGTGCAGCCCGACAGCCTTGTTATCCGTTTTACGGACATTGACCACAGGGGAGAGATAGCGGTACTCCCGATTCTTCAGATACTCCGCTCCCCGGGGCGTCCACTCCACGACGGCCATGATGTTGCCGTCCTCCAGCTTCAGCTCCTTCACCCAGCCAGCGGCG